AGCTCTGTCTAAGACGAGCTTTTTAGTACTCCCATCGGGATAGTACTCGAGACCAGAGGATATTCCTTTGATCTTTCCGATAGCGACATTTTTGTCGTTAACGGCCTCTAGCGCCTTTGTAAAAGGCGATAGTAATCGTAGTTTCACAGAATCTACGAAAATCGAGTTATTCGGGTTCCGAATAACTTCTTCTACGGGTTGGTTTATAACCTTCCCGGTAAAGTGGAGAACACGTTCCGTGTAGACCACTAAGTGTTCCGAAATGCGATGCTTTTCGGGCGATATCAGAGAGCCTAAGGCCTTCTGATTTGAAGTTATCCTATGAAGATAACTTTTTGGGCCGATCGCTAAGTGATCGTCCCCACCGACGTGGAAGGCCCGCCAACCGAGATTCTCGGTCGGGCCTTCCCGTCTCAGACTTACTCCGAGTTCCTCGGAGTAAGCTATTTCTTCTGCACATAGTGTCAGAAGAACTAGGACAGTCTTTGATAAAGGCTCTCCCATCATGATTCCTCTTTTTAAGTGGATCATGTCACCATCTTCAGTGAAGATGTTCCTCTCGTCGACTAAGTCGACGAGCCACAGCCATTGGCTGTGACCGAGGGCTTCTATGAAACCCTTCAGCAGGACCCTACTCGTTGAGAAGGGAATTGCATCAGTAGCGGATTTCAAATCACTACTCAAGACGGATATTCCGTCTCCCGTTTTCTCGACTGAAAGCCGAGAAAACCCGCGGAGGGCATGCCATGCCTGGTCCGCTCGCAACATCACGCTATTAGCGGATGGGTGGTAGCTTATATGCTCGTTGAGCATATGCGCTAATGGTTGCTGTATTACAGTCAACCACCAATGTCCGGTCGTAACGATCCGGACCTTACCACCAGGCTCTCCAACGGAGGCCTGGCGAACGGGAATCGGGTTACCCGATTCTCTAGCCCTTGCATACATTTCGTATGCTACGGTATAGACCATACTACCAGTATGGTCTCCTATCCCCGCCAGTATCTGGCGTCCGGATTGCATCTCGGTCTCTATGACACCGAGAAATTCCAGGTCAGACGGAAACTCCGCCCGACCCCAGGCCTGCCATCGTTTTCGATTAGCAGGGTAGTAGCGAGTGCCCCAAGGGTACTCGCGTGTTTCGGCACCACCGTCCTCATTGAGGAATCGTTTGATGTCGATTATAGCATCGGCAGCTTTACCGCCCATGCTTACCGGGACATTCAATGCCCCGGATGACGTTAACGAACAATGTCCGTTACGTAATTCACTC